GATACTGCCATCCTCTTTAACTTCCGCTTCCGAGGTAGATTCAGTTGATTCAGTTTGAGATTCTGTCTGATCGCTCTCCTGTGCGTCACTACCATCCTTAACTTCAGAGGTAGAATCATCAACCTCTTCATCTGAAACTGTCGTTTCTTCTTTTGTGAGCCTATTGAGATTATCTAATCTCTCCTGAACAGTATTCACCAACACCGGATTATCAACAGCCGCATCTACTTCTTTCAAAGGCTGCTGCTCATGTTCAGTTTCATTTGTCTCACTCACTTCTGTAGTTTCCATAAACTTACGCATAACTTCACCCTTTCAATTAAGTTGCTCTAAGATAATTCTCAGAGGGTAAGATAATTTACTAAACTATTCTAACTCCCTTAACTTTTAGTTTCTGGCGATCCTTCACCAGATTACAATCATTCAAATACTTTTGATGCGTCTGGACGTTATCAAAAATAGGACGACAAGCCGCATCAAGTTTTATATCAGGAAATCTTTGCTCGTGTTCTACCCGTTGACTTGGTGCGATGGCAAGTGAATCTGAATGTATAGGGCGGCTATAACTCATATTCTTATTATGGAAATTATACTCTCGATACATTTTCTTACCACACGCACACACAAGAAGTTCCTTAGAGCGATTCATCGGCCATGTCACTTCTTGTCTGTGTCCACAGTCACAAGCAAATTTATATAACTGCATATCGTTACCTCAACCTTTTTATTTCTGCATCTGTAAGACCAGCAGCTTTCAATCGTCTTTCAACACCTTTAGTAGCCAAAGATGTATATTGTTTTTTCTTAGCAATATATTTTTTACCGGCTGGACTATGGCCTGGTCCCCACAATGAAGCAACACTTTTCTTGAGCCTGGAAACCCAGTTACTTTTTTTCTTTTTCGGTGAATTGTATTTATCGTATGGCATAATCATACTCCCGGTTCACTTGTTCTGGCCGACTGACTTTCATTGGCCCCTATCTGTTCTGTTTGTTTTCTCTCCTGAAATGGAGTCTGTGTTTTAGATTGTTGTGCGATACCTTTAGTACCACCACTCTGTCCTGGTGTAGCCTTACCTACTGGCTGAGGATTCATCGCCATCCGCAACTGAATACGCTGCATAAACTGTGGATCATCAAACCAGTCTCGAACATCTTCAAGAATACCTTGTTCCTCTGCAATGTCTGTTAAAGCTGTCTGAACATTAAATGGCAGCCCCATGTTCATTGCTATCATAGCAGAGTTCATTATACTCTGTAAAATATTAGTACCGAACTCTACAATACGTTTAGTTCTAACAGCCGGATCAAGGCGTGACATCGATCTTGCTTTCAAAGTAAACGTATAATCAAGAAAGTCACCATCTCTTTGTTCCGGTGTCAGATGCAACTGAACATTCTCACCACCTGGTTTCCTTCTGGAAAGCATGATGTCCATAAACGGATCAGTGTGTATATACCAAGCCCTCTTCTCAACAGTATCCGCGGCAAAATCATAAATCATACCACGTGCATCTTCAATAGTGATAGTCGCATTAGCCTGTAGAATATTAGCTTGTGTTGCTGACTCAGCATTAGATACTAAACCAGACATCTGATCTGGATTACCTGACATATAATTATGCCATATCTGACACTGCTGAAGCATAGCTTCGCTTTTAACATTGTTGCCGCCAAAAGTAATTACCTTAACAGTATCAGGATTGCCCATCACCATTCCACCATCTTCGGTGGTTCTTATATCCTCAGCTTCATCAGCACCCGCCGGATCTACAATACCAAGACTCTTCTCGCGATCAGCCTGATTCATTTGTTTGACCATCATCTTGTTGGCCATCACATGTAGATCATAATGAATCCCGACCGGAGCTACCGGAAATGGATTGCCTGGTACTGGCTGTGTCAAGGCAAGTATAGAATACGGTCCTTCTTTCGGGCCATAGTAATCTCGTGCAGCAAGATATTCAGGAAGAATTATTTGATGTGGATCTGGTATAGTGAGTAATGCATTAGCTCCTGGTACAAATACTTCCACAACATCTACAAAATCCTGAAGCGTATACATCTCACTATCGCTGAAATTTCTCTTACTAAGAGATTCAACTTTATCTTTGGCATTAGGATGGACTGACTTCGGTATTCTCATCACGAGATCGTGATCAAACTCATCATCGTCCAACAAAATCTGTCTCGGAACTCGATTCCTGTCACCAAGAAAAGCTGCTTTGCGGTAATCTTTACATGATGGATCGGCAGTGAAATCATCGAAGTCAACAAGATCAGTATATACTTGGCCTTCGTCAATGAAGATGTCACCGAAGTTTAATATCTGGCCACCACCGGCTAAACCAGTTTTAGCTATGCCCATCATAAAGAACGCATCGACAATAGCGGCACGTAATGTATCTTTGATCTTTATTTGCTTGTCACCCTTATCTAATGCGAGTCCGAGCAAGTAAGCATATTGTTCATATTCAACAATTTCTGTTGCTACTTTATTGATACCAGATTTCATCACGAGATTGGGCACTGTCGCACGGATCGTATTGAATATCAAGTTGATCGGTTCCTCACCAGTTAATCCATACTCTGATACGTAGTACCGGCCAACATACTCCTTTATGAACATAGCACGAGCACGCCTGTGTCGCTTATTACGCTCAAATCCTTGACGGACAGCTAATGCAAATTTATTTGGTGTGAAGTATTCTGGCATTATCATCCTACCAATTCATAAGTTTTTTCAAATATATCTGGTTTACAAGGATAAAATTCTCCTTGGATACCTTTGATAATCATGTCGCCTATATTAGCAAACATGTCGCCTTCTAATGTTTTAACTTTCAACTTACCGTCTTGTGTAAGTCGAAAGTTGTCTATATCATCCTTAATTTCTTTTGGGAGAGTTTTGCTGAAATCCAACCTACCATCAAATTCCCATGCTTCAATCACTACTGGTTTCTTTTTATACTTGGCCATCTCTATCCTCTAAAATCAAACTTAGATCGCCACCCCTTCGGCTTGGCACGCTTCTGCTTCAACGCCACTTTACGTCCCGCAGCAGTTCTCATATCATTGCGAGCTTCTGATGTCTCCGCACGATTTCTCATCTTATAATATTTATCCTCAATCGTGAGTGCATCAGCCATCGTTCTGTCACCATGTGTTTTCTTAGCGGAAGAACTCTCTTCCACCAAACATGCTGGCCCAATCGATCCATCATCGTTATAAATATAAGTCTTGGCTTCCTCAAGTGCTTTTATAGAATGATTAATATAACCACCATGAGCTAATGCACGATCATAAGCATTAAGAAGTTCGCCTTTAGACTTTGGATTATTGTGCCAACCATATTTCTTAGTTTTCTTATCCCTAATATTCCCAACTTTAACATCACGGTAATAGTACGGATAATGAAACTCTTTAACAATTCGCTTACCAAAATCAAAACCTGGATCACCATTCATCTCCCATTTGAGGAACGGTAATTTCTTCCTACCGCCAACCCACAATGCCAAAGCCACACCGACACGAGCCATTTCAAACGGTGGTGTATTAGCATCAGCCCACTCACCAACCTTCTCGCCGGTCTGCCGACACTTGATCGACCCGACTGAATTAGAAGCACCCTGTCCCTTGGACAGATCAAAACCAATAACGTAATCGAGATTCTGGTCCAACCTGCCATTTATCAGATTAACCCAGATCTTGAGTTTGCCCCTGGCTGCTCTCTTGCATACTATCTTCTTCAAATCCTTTTTCTTCAGGATCATTGGAATACTATCACTCGGTACACCCTTGGCCAAATCAATGTCCCAACATGTTTTAGGCGGTTTACCGAATATCGCTATGTGTTTAACGATATTGGTAACAGTGAAGAATGTCGAACCAGATTCGAGATCATTGGCATCAATTTCCCTTGCCATCTCCTGTGGAGATCTAACTTCCGATTCCGCATCGTACCACGGTGATCTTATCTTCCACGCGTTTGTCACCGAATCTTGAGTAACGTGACGGCCCTTGCCTTTATCTGGATGATCCCACCACATCAACGGAAATACTATGATTGTTCTATCGTTCTTCCACTTGCTGTACTCAGTACCAGGGCCACTTACAGTGCTATTGACAATACGCATCAGTGCCGCATCTCGCGTTGCACTCCGCATCAGTCGTCCATGTTTAACCTTAGCAAATTCATCCAATAAAGCAATCAAACGTCTGTCACCTGATGCCGCGTGCTCTGTAGTGGACTCGCCATCAATACAAGCACCATTGAGAATATTATAGAGGTGCATCTTGGTGCGATATTTCTGCCCCACAGCAGTCATCGGCGGCAACATCCATTCGGGCAACCATGTATTAATATAATCATGCTTCTGGAAAAGTGCCTTCATGTTCCCGGCCTGGTCAACATACGGCTCAGTCCTTGATAATTCAAGGAGTTGTGAATCAGGTCTGAACAACCAGAGCCAGTGCATGAAAATAGTACACATCCATGAGGCACCCATATCACGTGACTTATTGATCAGAATATCTTTAGCATTGGCGAGGTGCCAAATCAAACGCTCAAATAGAATATCCTGAATTTCCCAAGATATAAATGGACAATGCACTGCTTTGGCTTCATATCGCTCGCCGGTGCTGCCTTCAACATCGAACTGATGAAAAGTAAAAACGAAACTATTAAGCCAAAACAAAAGAGATTCTCTACTCGCAGCCATCAAGTCAGTTTGAAAACCTTTATCGTATTCGGCATCACGTAAAATACCTTCTCTATATTTAAGATTAGGTATTTCTTGTTTCGGAACAACTAACCCTGTTTCAGTGCACTTCCACGTCTCAGGTATATTTGGAAAAGGTGTCGCAAGTTCTGGTTTCAACTTTTCTGCTATATCAATCATACTATGAATTTTTCAAAGAACACATGTTTAAGCCAATCCAAAAGCAGCATATTCCATTACTTTAGGTTTATAACCACAATCAATCACATCCCAATCAATGTTATGCTCGACACAATATTTTTTTTTTTTTTTTTTTTTGCTTTCTCAACCTGATCAAGTAATTTTTCTATATAATCATCTTCCAAGAGTTAATCTCCCTTTGGTTCCTAAAAGTTCTTTAATAGATTTAACAGAGTTACCACAACGCCGACACACCCAATTTTCACCTGTTATAATCCAACGTTGTTTGGTTGTTGGTTCATACCAATGTTGGTTAAACAAATCACACATAATATATCTTGCTATCGCTTTCATTTGATACTCTGTTTCGCTATCTGGGCCAGACGTTTCTTGCCCTGTTCAGATACTTTATCAGCAAGACTCGCCTTGTCACTACTCGCCTTAGCATCTGCCTGACCTACCCTGCCTTCCATTCGATCCCAGATAATATTAATCGCCCATTTATCCGGTCTGTGGGTTTCCAGTTTAACGCCTGTCTTAACTCCATCCTTGTGTATATCAACTTCCTCTACATAACCGAGAGCCACATTCCATATATGCCTTGCAATGGCTTCAGCCTTAGTCACCATCACAGCCTCTTCACCTCTGGCTTTGATGATCGGATCATCATATTCTTCGCTGGCAATCTCTCGGATGAATTTCGAGAGCAGTTTACCGGCTATTACTTTTTTGCCGTGATCGTCTTTCATCCTGCCAGTTCCCTTAAAATGAACCTACGCGAATTATCCGGTGTCTGATAATACAACGTTGTGTAACCAAACGGAACTCTGATTACGATAGTACGCCCCGCACCGACAGCCCACACGATATTCGTTGCTGTAGCAAGTGTTGCAATACCAAATATATGAGAACCGATCAATGATGTAACCGCGTATGACTTACCGGCGATAACAGTAATTATCCCATCAATATCCTTAGATCCCGCCACAACACTCTGTCCGGTACCAAGAACCGGATCACTAATATCTGGGTGTGGTCCTGTGCGGTTTCCACTGTTATCACAGGAAAACGTTTCATTTGCTGGCATTATTTTAATCTCCTAATTTTAGTAATACAACCTTTCGGGATCACGGTCAAATCTCGTTCCGGTTTATCATCAAGTTGAATAGTACAACTAAGTCGTATGATTCTATCATCCTGGTTAAGAAAATATCCCACTGACTTGCATTTACATATCGGTTTATTTTTCGCTTCGTCCTGTGGTATCCACACAGAATGGGTAACGATGTCATCCCACTCAACTTCTATGATCTGATTCAGTTTGAGTTTCATGCTCCCTGCCTTAACATAGCCAGATCTTTCCTATGGGCCTTACATAAACCACTCATACTCTGCTCAAGTGATTGTTCGGCAAGCATTATTTGTTTTTCCAATTCAGTAACTTCTTCCCTACTAAACATAGAGCATCTACAACGCACACACATAAAAGCTTCGCTCCCTTGTTTGCATACCGAACCACATCTGCTACAAAACGTAAACTCACCTGGCTTGATATGTCTGAGCAGTTCGTCTTTCATCTCGTTATCGCAATAACATTTCCATGATCTTCTGACCAGAATCCTGTAATCTTAGGCATCACTCTACTCGCATTGGGTCTGGCTTTAACTATAAACGCTCTGGCACTTTCTTCATCATCAAATATATACAGATCATGATGAGATCTTGTGCATTCCACTGATTGCCCACACGGTCCCGATGGGCCTTTATCTTCATAAGCTACATAGTATTTACCCATCACGCTCCCCTGGTAATCGCACTGTCTATAACTGTTCGCTGTATCCGGCCCTGGTGTTTCTTCTCGACCATTATGTTAAGGATTTTCTTGCACCTGACCGGATTCATAGTATTCATCGCTCGTTTGATGAACTCAGCACGGGGGATGTTTTGTTGATTCTCAGAGAAGCTGTCATACAGGTCTGCGATCTGATGGCGGTTCATTCAGAGATCCTCACACTTATAGCTTTCTCTGCGAGTACAATATATTTTTCGCCATCGATCTCTAATGTCGCATCATCCCAACCTGGCAACAATACAGTATCACCTGGTTTAAGAGCTTCAACATCGGGACCAACAGACTCAACTACACCAAATTTAGGATCTTTTTGTGCACGATCAGGAATGATAATCCCGCCCGGAGTTGTTTCAGATGCTTTGGCAGGTTTAACTACTACATTGTCTTTTAGTGGTTCGATCATGTGTTTTCTTTGTCCTGTGAAATAAGTCGGGCATAATCTCACTATGGCATTATGTAAAGCAATAAGCATCCTATCCTTGATAAGTTCCTTTATCTCATCATCTGTTTTGTCGTCTAACTCTTTTATATCTATAGAAACCGCAAGGCCACCAAGGTGTAAAGTTTGGACCAACATTTGTTGGCAATCACCCATCCAATCACTGTACTGATATTCGACTGGGGTGCACTTCTTCAAGATCCCGCGGTATTCTTGCATTTTCATATCATATCCTCTCTCAACGTGGGTTATCTATGGACACAAAACACTGCCCTCTATACTACAGTGAGATTAGCCCTTATTATCGCCTTTTCGGGAATAAATATAAAATATTTTTTCTGGCCAGGTCCCGCAGTTGTTAAGTGATTATCTAACACTGAAAACGGGGTGGCGATTCCGAGTAGGAAGGGGGACCAGGGACTCCCAACGACCGATAACAAGGGTGGCGGCGGGGGACTCGCGAATCAGCCTTGCATCCTTGCCAGTAGCACACACACAGTCCGATAAAAGAATTTGAGAATAATCTGAGAATATACTTGCACTTGTGCCTTGTGTGTGTTATACTATAAGCATGAACAAGATATTAAACAACATCACGTTGCATGATATGCTGATACTCGTAGTAGCGGCATACCTATCGTTGTGCTAACGTTCAATAGAGAGAACGTGAGAGGCCTTAAAATGAAGACCATGAAACGCAATAGACTAAGACAGTTAGTATCGTGGGGATATATCACGCAACCAGAAGCGAATCAGTTATGGCGTGATTATCTTCGGTTGTTCAAACGGGTAATAGGACCAGACAGAAAGTGAGAATAAGAAAATGAAACAAGTATGGGTACTATACATTTATAAAGTTAAAACAGCAATGCTCCGGTCAATACATAAAACAAAAGAAGGTGCAGAAAAATCACTAAAAGCACAATCTAAAGACGGGTTTGTAACGGAGTATAGTTTATACGACTAATCACTCCATCACTCACTTCACCAACAGCCGGTTGGTTATCAGGGACGATAACTGACCGGCTGTTCATTTATGCGGATCAGATAGGGTGAGAGCGGATTTCTTAGAATTAGTACCATATGCCTTTAGTAGTACCACTTTAGGTGTATACCTTTGGGAGTAACCCTGCCTGGGTATGTCTATATAAGTCTGGGTAGATTTTCGTACCCAGACGCATATAAATCCTTACAACACAACGACTTATAACCCGTGTCTGGGTAGTCTGGGTAGAATCGGTCAGAGACTTATATATATATACTTAACGCTTATAACGGTTAGCTACCTATACCCTACTATCCCTATATATTACTAATAGCTAATTATAAAGAGTATATAGACATATAGACCATAATCAGCCATAAGGCCAACACTATCAAGAGTTTACAAGTGTCTGGGTAACTATTTTATACCCAGACATACATAGACACAACCGCCATATTAGACCAGTATCACAGTTATCACGTCTGGGTAGATTATTTATACCCAGACCGAATTTAAGACTTGACAACCAATACCGGATATGATACAATGGTAATATGAAAAAACTAACTATAAAAGAACGTGCTGCCTATGCAAAGTTTCATTATTGGGAAAAATATACTTGACTCACTCTCAACGTGAGACTTTGACATTGACTGAACGTAAAAAATTAACAGCGAAATGGTATAAAAAATATCATAATCAAAAGATTTAACTTGCAATACTAATCGGGATGTGTTATACTTTACATAGTCAATAGTGGCTAACAGAAAGTGAGGATGAAAATGATTACACACAAAGCAACAGGCATAGTGTTGGGTAATTGTTGGGGCGACGGAGTTAATGGTTATGCTGCCGAAACACTAACAGACAACAGCATAACAGGATTACACAAACAAATACTGAATGGAATCAAAGACGGTTCACTTGACAGTGGAATGGGTTATGAATCGTTAATAGGTGCTGTTATGACTATTGAGACTATTGACAGTCGAAAAATTGACGGTAAAACATTTATTGCCAAAGAATACGAATTAAAAACTTATGGCAGTATGACAGAAGATCAAGAAGAAATGTTAATCGAAGCCGTTTGTAGTTAGCCACTATGAACTCCATAAGCGATGGCCAGTGTAGCTATCTTATGATTATACTGGCCAGAGCTTATTGAGTTTACCGCCTAACAGTATATGGAGTAATACTATGAAAGAGAAAAACTGGATTGATAATTACATCGGCATAATATTAAATGGCCCATTGCCAACTATTGATGAAGATACTGGCGAAGTAATTATGGTGCAGAAAAACAAACAAAGTAAGTGGATAAAATGTAAATCAAAGTAAGGTAACGATATGAAACTATATAGAATATTCACCGAAAACAAAAACTATGAGAATATAACCGACCGTCTCGATATTCACTTCCCAGATGGCTACACGATTATCAACGCAAACGGAGCTTGGCAAGGCGTTCGAGAGAAGTCTCTGATTATCGAGATTGTCTCCGATGCACCGTCTATCGAATCAGACATCGGCAGGCTGGCATACTGGTTTAAGAAGCATAACGAGCAGGATGCAGTATTATTACAGGTTTTGAATGTTGAGAGCAGGTTGTTATAGAAAGTGAGGACATAACATGGTAACAAAGAAAGACTACAAAGCGATTGCGAAAGCTATCTACCAGAACGAAGAATCAACACCACATTTAGAGGATATAACAGA